TCGCATCTGAGGCAGCATCGGCGCGCTGCACAAGCTCGGGACTCAGGACCAGCCCCGCCGCTTCCGCCGTTCGCATCCATTTGCGAAAACCATCAGCCCCGTCGTCCAGTAAAGGAATCAGCTTCGAGCCGATTCTTGAACCGAAGGCGTCGGCGGCGATCGCGAGCTTCTCTTGGCTGGACCCGGCCTGCTCGATGGCGTCGGCGAAATCGGCGAGCACGTCGACGCTGGAGCGGACATTCCCGCTGCTGTCGCGCGCCGAGATCCCGAGCGCCGCCATGGTCTTGGCGAGATCGCCCGTGCCCTGAGCAGCTTCGCCGACGCGCCGGCCGAACTGCGCCATGGACGTGACCAGTTGCTCCTGGCTCAGTCCGACTTGCACGCCGGCCAGCTGCAACGCCTGCAGTTCGGTTACAGCCACGCCCGCCTGCTGGGCGAGCTCACCTAGATTGCCGGCGCTGTCGAGTGCTTCCTTTCCGAGGCGTGCTAGGCCGCCAATGGAATTAGCGCCTATGGCTGCAGCGAGACCGACACCGAATGCCTTGATCGATGCCGCCGCGGCACTGAAGCCGCGCTCCATGAGCGCGGTGCTCCGGCCGATGTCGCGGCCCATGGCGTTGATGCTGTCATTGACGCGCCGGGTCTCGCGGATGAACGTCGCGCTATCGAGCTGTAGACCAACCGCGATCGAGCCGAGCGTGGCCATGGGCTATTTTCTCACCTTGGAGAGCTCACGCTCGATGCCGCCCCAGAGGTTCGCCCCCATGCGATCGACCGCTTCTTGCCCCGACTCATCGAGCGCAGGGCGCAGGAACGGCTTTGCCGCCGAATGCGCGGTGCCCAGCTCGACCAGATGCGCATAGCGCACACCTTTGACCGTCGCATATGCCGCACGCGTGCTACCGCCTTGGCGCCGCAGATCGTCATCGCCGACAACCGTGATCCCCTTTTTGAGGCGCCCGGTGACCACCGGAACGCGCTGGCGTGCTGCGGCTGCAATCACCCTAGCGCCCGCCTTCGTAGCGTTCACGCCAAGCCGCCCGGCCACGGCGCCGCCCAACTCGCGCAGCCGCGCCTCAATCTCCTTGCCGCCCGTGAACGTCAATTTCACGGCCATTCAACAGCCCCCTTGAAACATGCCCATTGGATAGCCATCCTTTGATGATGAGAACCGAACGCAAGCGCACACTCACGCTCAATCTGAGCGATGAAGAGATGGCGATGCTCGAGGAGATCGCAGATCGGGACGGCATGTCCAAGTCTTCGGTCTTGCGACAGGCCATCAGGCGAACATGGGAGTCGCTGTTTTCAGCGAACGGAGCGAGAAAATGACCAAGATCTGCAAGGAGTGTATGGGGAAAATCCCACGCGAGGCGACGACATGCCGCCACTGCGGGCGCACCGGCATCCCCGTGCCGCCGGCACACAATGGGCGCCGCCTTGTCTTCTGGGCGGTGCTCATTGGCATCATCGCTCTGTGGGGCATCTTTGGACAATTCGGTAAAGATGACCCACCTCTGGCCGAGAAGCAGCAAGCAAGTGCTGAACCGGAATTGTCCGATGCAGAAAAGCTAGAGCGTGACTGCATCGCCCATTACGGGCGGATGTGCCGTGATGAAGCGGAGGCTCTGATTGCTGGCTTCCGTTCTGGCCTCAACCAAGGTCTGCGCAGTGACTAAGATGCGGATCTGGATGGGCCGGCGAGTTCACGCCACCTTGGGAGTGGCGCGCAACTCACTGACTTGAACCAATCTCGTTCAGGGTAGGCTGCGGCGGTTGGTAGTGGCGGATTTCCTCGCAGAGAGCGCGGCCCGCGGCGTTGTGAGCTTCGACTTTCTGCTCCAGCTCCGGGGTCGGCGCCTCAAGCATCTCGAGGATCATGGGTACAGACTCGCGCGGAGGGGCGACTTCCCGCACAGCGTCCGCCACTAGCGCCTGCTGCGATGCGACGATGGTGACGATCATGCCGACCGTTACCGGCGCGAGGTTGTCCTCGGTAACTGGAGGCGTCATGCCTTTCAGCGCTGCATAGGCCGCCTGTACGCGCTGCTCGTGGGTCGGTTGCTCTGCCATCGGGGATTGCTCCATCTCTATTCACTGTCGGCGCTGCACCTTCCCCCGCTGTTCCTGCCGCTCGATCAGCCTGTCGAACGCCGCCAGAATGTCCTCTGGCCCCATGCCACTGTCGGCTTCCTGCTTAGGCTCGGCGCCATATCGCGGCATGAAGTCTTTCGGCTCGAACGGCTCAGGTCGGCGCTTCGAATCGCGGTGGCAATTCGCGATCGTGGACGCGATGATGCCGGCCGCGAGGTCCGCCCGCTCCGGTCCCCACGGCTCAAGCTGGTAGTAGGCGATCCAGCGATGGAACTCTTTCTCGCTGAGCGTCGCCTCTAGTTCAGCGACTGTCCGGCGGAGGGCGAGCGCGATTCGGTGGAGCCAGAGTTCCCGTCCGCCCTCCGCAAGGAGTTTCCCTCGGCGTCCTCATCAAGGCTGATGCGCCCGAAGGCCGCCAGCAGCTTGCGCACCGTGAGCTCGGACAGCCCCTCGATCAACGCGACGCCATCCTTGTTGGCGAGCGGCCGCGTAGCGCCGTCCGCGATGGCGTGCGCGATTGTCTTGATTGCCAGCGCCTCGTTGTCAGGGTCGGCGCCAGCCTTGCCCGCGTCCTGCCGCAGTTTCCGCCCCTCGAGCACCGTGAACCCGCGGAGCGTGACCGCCCGCCCCCATTCCGGGATGAAGCACTCGGTTTCCGGGAGTTGCGGCGTGAGCGCTTTCAGTTCGTCGAGCAGGCTCATAGGCTTACTCCGTCTAGGCCTTGGTGATCGCGCCGGTGATCCGGATCGATGACGTGAACGTCACCGCCTGATCGACGCCGAATGAGATCGGGAACGTGGACACCCGGCCGCTATATAGCAGCAGCGTGTAGCCGGTCGGCGAACCGGCCGCCAAAGGATTGCGCACGCCGACCCGGAAATCGTTGGCTGCCTGGGTCTCACGCAACGTCTCGAGGATGATCTGTCCCGGATCTTCAGGATCGTAGAAGCCCGCGATATCCATCGAGCCGTTGTCCGTCAGGCCGAGCACGTATTCTTTGGCAAGGCTTGAGAGATCGGAGACATCGACCTCCTGCGCCTGGCCGCTTCTGATGTTGTTGATCGCGTTGACGCCGCCGACCCGTACCCATTCGGCGGGGGTTTGCAGATCAGCGACTTCGATGAAACCGAACTGGGAGAGCAGCTTCTGCGACACAGTCGTGCTCCTTTGGATGAGTGATCTCATCCGGCACGACCAGGTCGCCTGGAGTGTTCTCCGGAACTTCAGCCTCGCGCTGAAGCCATCGCTTCACAGTAGCGACTGCAACGACGCAGTCTTTCCGTGAAAGTCCGCCTGTTCGTAGCTTGTCCTCTAGTTCGCGCAGCTTCTGGATGGTGAGGCGAAACGCGCGAATGTTCACACTTCGGGGTGAAACATGATCAGATCGAGGCGCTGGCGATAGAGCGGCGCACCGCCCGGGCCGACGCCTTCCTCAAGGTCCGCCCCTTCGTCGTCAGTCGAGATCGCCTCGATGCGCAGCCCGGCGACGACCGTGCCGCCGAAGCCCTCGAGCATCTGATAGACGGCCTGCGCCACAGCGAGGGCGCTGGCGTGCGTGGTCGCATAGCAGTCGACCTGCATCCGCGGGCTGGCGTAGTCGGCGCGGCCGTCGAGCGTGCGATACTGGCTCCGCGGCGTGCTGATCCGCTGATAGCGTATGGCTGGCCACGCCTGCAGGCCCTGCGGGAGCACAAGCGGGTAGCAGCGGGTGCCGATCAGCGCGGCAACTGGGTTCGGTGAGCCGCTCGTCAACAATGCGTACAGGGAAGCTTCAGCTGATGGCATCAGACGATCTTCGCCGTTGCGGTGATCTCAAGCCCCGAGCGCCTGCCGACTTCGGCCACGCCGATGATGTCGTAGGTCTTACCCTCGGTCACCAGTCTGTCCTGAGCTGTCACGCCCGCGATGTAGTGGCTCACGAAGACGGTCGTTTCGCTCGCTAACTCCTGGTCGGAACGGAAGCGCTCGTCGGCGCGTACATCGCGCTTTCCCATGAACACGATCTTCCACGTTGACCATGTCTCGACCGGCTGCCCGGTCTCGTCCTGGAGCACGGTCTTGCGCTCGATGATGACTCGGCGATCCAGGCGGCCGGCGGCGGGCATCAGGATATGCCCTCAGTCAGCCTAGGAAGCCCGTACAGAGGCGCTGGCGGTTCGAGCCACAATCCCGCGGCCAACTCTGTCAGCTTCCACTGGTGCCAAGCCAGCTGGCGCAGGAAGGCCGTTCGAGCCTCGATGCTCGGCGCTTCGGCGAGAAGGGCATCTTCGGGCGTCTCCACAGACAGCTGCCGGGC